ATTTACATAAGATGGAGTCAACCTGTCATCCACTCCTCCCACAAAAAATTCAGCTTGGCTCCCCCCGAGATAAATCTTATCCGCGACGCTCACCCACCTGAAAGCGTCCACTGTTTCAACAAGGAGCTCATACTCGATTGGAGCATCATCATACACAGAGCCGGGTACCATGGTGAAAGGGTCTTGTATTTTGCTTGCCCACATAGTCACGGGCCTTGTAGACGTAGAGAAAAACACCAGTCGGGACTGAAAAAAAGTACAAAGAGCAGGGTTTCCTCCATAAAAAACCTCACTCGCCACTTTTTGTATGCGGAGTCCTCCGGCAGATATACCCGCATAGCTTGTACTTAACGTAAGGGAGGTATTGCTTGCTATGGATGTAATTCCATACCAAACCCCCTCAATACGAAGGGAGTTAGCTGTGGTAAGCTGCTCGCTAAAAAGGGTATCCTCCCCCGTTACTGTAGTAGATCCATTTGTTACCTCCACAGTTCCTAAAAGTTCCTCTAACCAGGTAGGCTCTTCAAAATTAACATCCCATGTCGCGTTTTTTGTGACAAATATCCGGTGGGGGCTAAAAAACAAACTGGTTAAAAAAACAGCGGGGCCAAATACTGCTAATGAGATATCCGTCCGAGCATCAATAACTTTATCAGTTGAAATAGTATCAGTGCCTAAAAAATCCATTCCTGTCGAAGCTTCATGATACATAAAACAGTTTATCTGAGACGCTGTACCGTTCTCAGTAATAACGAGGTAGAACTTTTCTTCCTGAAAAGTGAAATGCAGACCGCGCGAAGTCCGAAAAGGGTTGGCGCGAACCTCGGACATATCCGGTATGATGTTGATATTCGGCCTCCTCACCAGCCCACCCGCCGGGAGTGGGAACCAGTTTAACATCTCCTCACAGGCCCCCGGGTAGAACTCTAAATCCTGCCGCCCAAATACACTAGGGTCCACTTCCCCACGGTTAAAGCGGTTATTGGTGTAGAAGTAAGACATCAGCTGGCCCCCAGGTAGTTCCCCGCAGAAGCGTACTCCCTGAGCATATCGAATACATAAGAGGGTGTCTGTTGACTGTCGATGGCCTTAGCAGTTCTACGCGCCTCCCGCGCTTCAGCATAGAACACTTCAGCACGTTTATAGTCATCCGTCAGGGAAACTGCAAATGCCGCAGCAAGGCTGAGCACCACCCAACGACGAAACAAAGGGTTCCATAAAGGAGGACCGACTTTCCGGGTGTAGAGAAGCTCGGAGTCGGATTCATCCGTAAACAGTTGCGCCCCTGCCACCATAAAACGAGCACGGGACCAGAAACCCAAAACACACACACAATCAGATGGAAGCTGGTAAATATTGGAGTACTGAAGAAAATTAGGTTTAACATCCTCAGGAAGAGCTACCTTGGGTAGCTTTACTTCCCGAAGAGCAAACGACCAGGGATGCTCCGACAAACACGATTCCTGTACAGCGTTGAATATGTTTGTCGCTGATAAAGCCTGGGCCGACAAGTCATCAAGAGAAGCTAGTGGAGGTACCCCGATGCGAACCATAGCTTCGTTTATAACACTTATATTGCTCGACATGAGGAAATGACCTCCACTAGCTGATTAAGTATTTATCAAGGTTGTGGTTGTGGAGTGTTTGTTCCTCCCATCAGAGAACGTTGCCCCACCAAGGGTTATTTTATCCCCTGTCTGTGTCAGCGTGTATGCGTTACCATCGGTGCCGTTCGACCGCGCCTGAAGTGTCCACCGACTGTTATCGGTATTCACGATAGTAGCGTCCTCATCAGGCACATACACTGTCGGATGGGCAGCGGCGACTTTATAATCAGTCTCGTTCACGCCGGACCTGTTGATTGCCTTTACAACATTTAACAGAGTCCCTGCATTATTTGAGCCCTTCTGGACATCGCCCTCATTCAACTCATCTGAAACATCATCCTTAATGGTGTAGGTCTTACCATTGACAACAAGGGTATGGCCCTCAATGAGGTCAGTATCCACCGTTACAACCTGCACGGTGTTCTCCGCAGGGCGGGCAACGTCGACACGCTCATCGACGTACCGGGCAACCCCGGTGGATGAAAAGATAAAGTCTCCGGTACGCATACCGGGAGCCTTATCAAAATAATAATCGTCAGCTACATCGTCAGCCCCCGGACGAATGTAAAACCATACCTGACGCTTGTCTGTAGGCCCGCTTGCATAGGCCATCAGAGAAAGATTTGCGGGAGTGAAAGCCATAATATCCTCCTTATGCGTTTACCGCTGTAGTGGCAATAGTGCCGGCAGCGGCGTCAGCGGCACTGACGTACCGAAGTTGCCCATCATTCCCGGCGATGATGTCCCCCGCCTTCATAAAAGGAAGTGCATTTGCAAAATAATTTGCGTCCTCCCAGTCATCGCCAGCGGGTTCAATGTAATACCAGAAGTTCTGGTGGGTCGCCCCGGCACCTGTATATGCCATCAAAGACAGATTTTTCTGAGTAAAAGCCATGATTGCCTCCTTACGCGTTGACTGCGGCAGTCGTCATTACAGACGTACTGGTAGCAGTCGCTACATACCGTAGCTTACCATCACTTGCGAAGATCAGGTCCCCCACTTTCATCTTGGGGTATGTAGACGCAAAATAATGCGCGGCAGCTATATCGTCCGCTCCAGGGACAACATAATACCACATATTCTGCTGCGTCGCTCCTGCTCCGGTGAGGTTAAGCAAAGATAAATTCGCTTGTGTAAAAGCCATTCTCACCCCTCCTCTTCAAAAAGTGGGGGGCCAAGCCCCCCACAGAGATGTTACTCGTTAGCCAGCAGGCACACGCCTTCAGGATCGATAACAACCGCGCCCATCGACATCCAGGAGTTGACCAGGTAAGCAACCTTCTGGGGTACCCAATCTATCTGGGTGTGAATGTCTTTTCCTATAGCCAACCCCATAGAGGGCTGGTGGAAAAAGATGCCGGTTACGGCATCGCTGCCGGTTGTGGTTGTAAAAAAATCCCCGGTGTAGACTATCCACCGGAAGCCCAACCAGAACGCAGGTTCACGGCCTGTAACAAGAAGCTGAGAACCAACAAAATCCGAGCTGGTAGCCCCTGTGATCTGAAGCAGGTGCATGAGCTGGTGCGGGGAAATTATAGCCCAACGGTTCCCATCCTGAGGAACATCGTTGTCAGTGAGCTTCTTGGAAATCTCAAGAAGAGTCGAAAGGTCTATGTCGTCCTTCTGGACCTTATCGAGGGCCGAGGAACTATCGGAAGTATCAACAGCCTCCACAATCTGAGCATCGGTCTGACGACCAAGAGCCCAAGCGGAAGCACGGGCGTAGTCCGCCCTCAAGTCCCAATTAATCTTGAACTGGTCCAGATCATCAATGTATTCAGGACCATACTTGTCCACCATGTCCACATGGACCTTGGTGTGTTCAAGGTTCATCGGAACGACATCGGCATGACGAGCTTTGTCGGTAGCCTCCCCTTTACCCAACAGGGGGAAGTGAATACGCTCTCCGATTACACCAGTTCGTATCCGAACGGCCTGACGGAGCAAAGACCCCTCACGCTGATACGCAGCCTTTACTTCAGCAGCATATTGCCGAACAAACGCTTCGGTAACAGTAATTGCCATGATATAACCCTCCCAAAAAGAATTTAACTGAATGTTTTTTCACAGTCCTTTTCAGGGTATGCCTCGTGTTCGAGGGGCCTGTACTTGTACTGCACTCTCAAAGAACGCGGGGCCACTATGGGTTATGCCGCAATTTTGTTACACTCTACAAAGAAATTTATCCTTTGTCAAGTATTATATGTAGTACGGATTTTTTTCTCCACCTGCTCCCGATATGCAGGGTCTTTCCAATACCTGTCATCTGCCACCATGGAGTCGATCTCCGCCTTAGAGAGCTTCTGCTCCTGGGCGCCTGTGTTCAAAGGTATATAGGAATCCATCATTCTTTCCACGGTAGCCACCCCGGAGGCAGTCTTTCCAAGTTCCTTCACCAACTCAGCAGGGAGATTTTTCTTGCCCCAGTCGTGGATTTTCTGGATCTTGTCAATGAAAACCTTGCTCTCTTTTGTAGTGTTCCACCCCTCGGCCAGCCTCTCAAACTCAACATCCATCCGAGCGTTTTGTATCTCAGGTACAATGTTGGCAACCAGATAGTCCATAACACCCTGAGCCTGGTCGTTGGTCAATCCCAGGCTACGAAATATCTCCGTATCCTCAGCTTTAACCTCCACATCCTTCAGCTCTTCAGGAAGATTCAGTTCATAGTTTTCAGGGGCGTGACTCTGCTGTACTTCCCGTATTTTCGTCCCCAAGCTGTTATATGCCTCAACAAGCTCCTGCGGGGAGGAAAACTTCTCGGGAAGCCAGTCAGGGCGGTCTTCAGCCACCGGGGGGTCTCCTGTAGACTCCTGACCCTCAGGTGGGGGTGGGTCGGTCACTCCCGCCGCCTCAAAAATCCCAGGCTCCTCCGTCCCTTCGGTTCCTTCCGTTCCTAAAGTTCCCTCTTCTTCACCCATCGAACATTCCCCCTTTATGTAAAATAAAAGTGGCTAAGGCTCTTTTCCCCTCTGCCCAGGCCACTGCCGACGCATCCCTGCCGGGAACATACGACCCCCCAAGCGCGATTTTCCGTAACATACGAAAAAGCGGGGCATTGTCAGGTGTGCTTAAAATCCTATGACAGCAAGCACCTAATACAGCATCTTCCTGTTTGGCTTTCTCTTCCCAATCTTCTGTCATACCACTCCCCCCTCCTCTGGCTGCTGCATCTGCTGTCTGTCAAGTTCCTCTTGTATGGCCGCCTGTCCCCTCAAAAGCCTAGCCGGAATCCCCTGTAACTCGGCTTTATACCGGAACGCCTCAGCCATATCCACAAGAACAGCCAGCTTCGGGTCCATCCCCGTTTGCGCGTATGCGCTTATTTCCTGAATATACATGGAGAGCTCCTGGGCATCCATCGCCCACTGGGATTGAGCCAGCCGGGAGGTAAACTCCACATTCAAAACTTCTCCGTCCAAAGGTAGTCCATCTGACAAATAAAACAAGTACTGCTTCAGTACCGGGATAAGAACTTCAAACTCCAACCTACTAATAGTCATTCCCAGTTCTTGTGCAATAACCCGAGTCCGCTCCATAATCTCAGTTGCCGACATGGGGGTTTTATCCACCGGGCCGAACTGGTCCGCGATGAACGCCGACTTGATCTCTGACTGTAAGCGCTCAAGGCTTATCATGGACACATCAAACTGACCGGATACCGTAAGGGGCGCGATGGATGGAGACTGAGTATCGTTGGAGTTCACAGGAATCATGGACCCCTCACGCAGGGTTATGGTGTAGGGATTTATAACCCCATCATCCTGCACTGTGTATATCCCGAGAGAAGTTCTTGCCGCGTTTTTTAGCACCAACTCCTTGAGTCTGTTGGCCGCCCGAATATCGCTAAAGGCGCGAAGGGCCGGTCCCCTCCCGTAGGGGGAACCGGGCACCTTCGACCAACGGGAGCCGATAATAGGGGGAAAGGCACTAGGATATTTTTCAACTTCGTGGAAACCTTTACCCAGGTAGACGTGGGTTTCCCAACCCTTCTCAACCTGGTTGTAAGAGAAAAGAACAAGTTCGTGGTCGTCGTTGGGAGCGTCTTTGGCGGTTCGGTACCAATCAGCGGTCTCTCCCCGGGAAAGTTTGGGGTACATGCGATCGAGGAGGAAAAAAGGTCTTTTATACCGTCTTACGATCACGGTAATGTTACCGTGGTCATCATCTGCGAACGATGCCTCGCTCAACGGGATACACTGATACTGAAACCTACCATCTTCAGAAGGAGTTACCCCGAGGGCACTCGTACCCCCGACAACACGATCAAGGATAAAGGGCTGAAACTCCTGGTAAAAATTGGATTGGTTAAGGTGCATGAAAATGCGCTTTTCAAGCTGCTCAGTCTCTTTACGAATCTTTGTCCTGTCGGTTTCGCGCACAATGGCGCTCCCCGGTACCAAGCGGAACCACTGTTGCCAAGGAGGGCAAAGACCTGAAATTATCAGGTTTGTAAGCCTCTCAGCCGCGTTTATGGCCGTGGCATCGAACACTTTGTCATATGAGGGGGGGTTGCCATCCTGAACGTACAACTGCGCCCGTTCGGGGAGAACGTAACGATACACCTTGTCCCACACCCCCAACCAGGACCGTTTGCCTGCCTCAGTCGCTTCTATATACTTCTTGGCGAGTTCTTTGTCCATAATTAACCCAACTGCTGCCGTTCGCCTAATACCTCGAAAATCGAAGGTCGCGGACTGAGGGCCGCACGGATGAGGCTCTCCCTCTTCTTCCTGGCGGCG